CTTTGACTCATCACCATCACTAGATGATATTGAGCTAGAGATCAAGGCTTATGTTGAACTCTTTGGTATTCCACCAGAGTTGATTGTGATTGATAACCTGATGAATGTGGCTGCTGAAACTGATAATGAGTGGGCAGGACTGCGAGCTATTATGGTGGAGTTCCACGATATGGCTCGTAAGACCGAAGCCTGTGTGATGGTTTTACACCACGTCAGCGAACAAACTGAGTATGGCAAGACTAACTTCCCACCTCACCGCAGGGCTATTCACGGTAAGGTCTCACAACTACCAGCACTAATACTTACCCTTGGCTTTGATCCTTTAGACAAAACTTTAAAGGTTGCACCAGTTAAGAATAGGTTTGGACCACATACAGCAGATGGCTCAGACTTTGCTACTTTATTTGTAAACTACTCTGTGTGTCAGATCAGTGATGCAGATGAGTATGGTCGTATGTATAGAAGGGATGCCCTACTAAGTGACAGCCAAGTACAATAAACAAAAGGGTTCTCAGTTTGAAGTTGATGTAATGAAATGGTTTAGGAAGATGGGCGCAGTAGCTGAACGCTTGCGCTTATCAGGAGCAGAGGATGAGGGAGATCTAGTAGTTATAGTTGCCGGTCAAACCTACATCTTTGAATTAAAGAATACTAAGAAGTTAAACTTGAAGGAGTTTTGGGATGAAGCGCAAACAGAAGCTGTTAATTACGCTAAGCATCGTGGCATTAATAAGCCTTTATCTTATGTACTATACAAAAGAAGAAACGCAGGAATAGAAAAGACTTGGGTAATCCAAGACCTAACACAATGGTTGGAGGAGAAACAATAATGAAACTATATGCTCAAATGCTTACTTGTAGTAATTGCCATTACACAAGAGCCAATAGTGAATGGTATACAAGTAAAGAAACTAAAGTTCTTTATTGCAGTAAAGATTGTTACTTAGCAAAGGAGCACGGTATTAATAGTTATTGGAATGAAAATGGTTCATTAAATCAAAAGAAATTTGAAGAAAGTTTTACAGTAGTATGGGAGAATTAATGTTAATGAACGCAGGCTTAGCTAGTGAAGTAGTATCTATTATGAAAAAAGATAAAGATGATTATGATATAGCTATGGACATTTATGATTTGATTACTAAGTATAATAAAACTTTTACTGGAACTAAAATAGGACTACCAGAGAACCGCAAGCGATTGCAAAGTGCTGGTGTAGAGAAGGCAAAGAACTCATCATTTGATGAGGGTTATGATGCTGGCTTTAAAGCTGGTATTGAATACGCTAAAGGAATTACAGATGAGAAAATCAAATCTTAATCTGTTTGACGGCATTGGAACTTGGAAACGAAGACCAATAAGAGCAGGTAAGAAAACCTATATGCCATCTCACAAGAGATGGGGAAAGATAACGGTAACAAAAATGACACCAACACCAGAAGGCGTAATAACTACAACAGAAATACTACAACCAGTACAAGAGGTGGTAGTAGAGGAAGAGGTAAAGGAGGAGGAATGATCTGCGATCTATGTAGGTCAGGCGGTGAGCTGAATAAGAATGGTCAGTTCAAGCGTGCTGTTACTATGCACAAGAAATGTAAGGAGGATTGTGGATGTCAGCATCAGACTGGTCCAGGAGTAGGAAGCCTAGCCTTCGCAATGGCAGAACCGATGCGAACACAATACCCATTGGAATAATAGTTGCCCACTATGGCGGTGAGGTAAGAGAAGGTAGGGCTTGCTCTGTAAGGTGTGTATTGCATAGCGACAGTAGAAGAAGTGCAGTAATAAATACGCAGGAGAATCTATACTTTTGTCATACCTGCGGTAAGGGTGGCAATGCAGTAAACATTATTAGTATCAAAGAGAATATGGAGTTTAAAGATGCTCTCGCCCGTGCAATTGAAATCGTCACTGGAAGCGGCGGTTCAGTACAACAAGGATCTAAGCGAAGAAGCGGTAGCGTTTCTCGCAGGTCGTGGGATCTCTAAAGAGATAGCTGATAAGTTCCTATTAGGTTATATAAAGCAACCTTTTGCAACCCACGAGAACTATCAGGGCTGGCTATCCATACCTTATATAACTGTGCTTGGACACTGTGTTGGATTTAAGTTTAGAAGATTAGATGATGGCAAGCCTAAGTATGGAGCACCACTTGGTCAGAAGGGTCATCTCTATAATGTTAGCGACATCATTGTATCTAGTGAGTACATAGCAGTCTGTGAGGGTGAGTTAGATACGATCATTTGTTCTGCGGTACTAGGTATACCAGCAGTTGGAGTTCCTGGTGTTGCTGCTTGGAAGCCACACTTTACTAAGATGTTTACTGGCTATGGCAAGATTTATATTATTGGTGATAATGATATTAAAGATGATGGCACTAATCCTGGGGCTGAGTTCTCAAGGAGAGTAGCTCAGGAGGTAATGAACTCTTCAATCGTGTCGCTACCTGCTGGACTAGACCTCAATGACTTATACTTAGCAAAGGGTATAGAAGAGACAAAACGGACAATTGGAGTACCTAATGTATGAAGAACTCAGATCTGATGGTACTAGCAGAATGGTTGGCGACCTCAGGGATCTCTATAATCAAGATAGATTACGTCAAAGGAACAATAGAGATAGCACCACCGAAGGTAAGAGAGTAGATGATGAGTTCATCGCCAGTATGTGGGCTGTTATGGATGCAGCAGGTAATCTACTTATCAGTAAGCACCACGATTACGGTCCATTAAATATAGCAAGATCACCCGGTGGTCCTATCAATGGGCTAAGAGTGCGTATGTGGGACAAGATAGCTCGTATAAATAATTTAGTAGACTCTAATGTTAAGCCAAGTAATGAATCATTACGAGATTCTTTTATGGATCTACTTAACTATTCAGCTATTGCAATGATGGTATTAGATGGCAACTGGCCTGAGGTGCAAACATTAGACTGCGAATAATTTACTGGAAGATTAAAGATCTATTCACCAAACGTTCTAAGTTTCGCAAGATAGAGCGCAAGTTAGATTATCTTGATAAAAAACTTGAGGCTTGGATACTTACGATTGAAGAATTGTATGTAAAGAAATGACACCTGAATTACACCCAACTCTTTATGAGTTAGTACCTTCAGTTACTTACGTTATTGTTCGTAAGTTTAAAGGATGGGTTGACACTGAAGATGTAAGGCAAGAGTGTTATCTGTGGGCTATTGGTCGTGGTCAACAGTTTACTGATCTACTTAATGAACCTAATCCTGATAAGCGTGAACAGAATGAAAGACGTATTGCCTATCAAATGCGTAGAGTTGCAGAAAGATATGCTCGTAAAGAGAAGGCTCGCAAGGCTGGGTACAAGACAAGTGATGAAGCCTTCTACGATACAACAATTATTGCCCAACTAATTCCATTTGTTATTGCTTCCATTGTTAATGGCACAGTCCTTGAACAAGCACAAGAGATGATCAACGATGGCACACCTCGTAAGCAGTCAACTCCTGCTGAGGGTGGCAACCTGCTGGCTATCCTAATAGATATTAAGAAGTGTTATCTGAAGTTAGGGCAAGAGGATAAGACCATATTGCAGATGAGATACCACGATAACTTTACTCTTCAACAAATAGGCCAGTACTTAGAGTGTGCTACATCCACTGCTGATCGCAGGTCTACCGCAGCTTTGCGTAAGTTGCAGAATAAACTTGGTGGTGAAACTCCTTGGGCATAGAGTTAAAAGAACCGGAACTTTTAGACTATCTCAAGGAGTTTTACTACTCAGACTTAGAGAAGTCGGAAGAGTTTGACAATTGGGATTGCATATCACTAGAACATAAGATGTTTATAGAATTAAAATCCCGCAAGACCCACTACCCTGATCTACTTATTGAAGAGAGTAAGTATCAGGGTTTAATTATGGCAGCAGGAATTAGATCACTCACTCCTTGGTATATCAACGCCACACCTGAGGGTATATGGGGCTTTAACTTATCCACAATACCTCAGCCTAAGTGGGAGGATAAGTGGCTACCTATTACCACTGAGTTTGCTAACAAGACTAGTCGTACTAAACTAGTGGGGTTCTTAAAGCTAGAAGATGGGATACTGTTTTGATATACGAATATGAATGTCCTGGTGGTGATGAGACTATCAGTATTGAAAGATCTGTTAATGCGCCTGAAGAAAACTATAGGTGTTCAACCTGTGGTGCTACACTCAGGCGTATCTATTCTCCACCCTCTATTGCTTTTAAAGGTAGTGGCTTTTATACTACAGACAAATGAACTATCCAAATTGGTTTGCACAAACCGCACAGAATAATTTTACTACCTACCTATCAGCGTATGCAGGTAAACCTAACCTAAGGTTCTTACAACTTGGTGTATACACAGGGGACGCCAGCGTATGGTTATGCAACAACATACTAACTGATAAGAGTTCAATACTAATTGATGTTGATACTTGGCGGGGAAGTGATGAGATAGACCACGCCGAGATGGACTTCAGCGCAGTTGAGATAGAGTACAAGAAGAAGATTGAGAAGCTATCTGTTGTGTCTGTGGTCAGTGATACTGTTGAGTATCTAATTAGACAACGAGATAACTTTATAGGTGCATATGATTTTATCTATGTTGATGCAGACCACACAGCAGTTAGTGTGCTGATGGATGCTGAACTTAGCTGGCCTCTACTAAAGTCCGGCGGTGTTATGGCTTTTGATGATTACACTTGGGGTCGTAATCTTCCACCATCTAAGACACCTCGCCCTGGCATACTTTTATTTACTGAGCGACACAAGGCTGAGCTGGACACACTAGTTATTAACGACCAGTATTGGATTAGAAAAAAGTAGATAGCCCCACCAGGAAGGGTTGGTAGGGCTATCTTTAGATAGATCGGAGAGAGCCGACCTAAGAGTTAGATACTATCAGTAATATCTGTGCGTGAGGAAGAACCTGTGCGCCTTGCAAGGTGTTCCGTATCGCTTAGAAATATATTTAAGACCTCGCAAGATTTGATACTCAGCTCTACTATCTTTCTCTCCAAGGAGTTGAGCAATTCCGTAAGCACTTGATCCTCGTTGGTTCTTTGCGTAGTTATCAAACCTGCTTTCACTGGTCCAAAGGGCGAGTAAGCACTCGCTCTCTCTCCCACTCCAGCCCCAACCAGCCGAAGCGTAGTTCTTTGCGAGCTTTCTATTGTGGTTCTTCTCATCTTGCGTTGCCTTCCTATTCTCTATTACGCCATCAGGTATTCTACCTACTGTGGTAGGTGGAAATAATTTATGATGACCTTGTGTCAGTAAGGCTAGTGTTGCCATCAATATCAAGCCATTTCTTACCCATCTTTTCATCAGATAGTTTCTCCTCTTCCAAGTAGGCACGATAAATATCAGGGAAAGCGTTAGCTAACCTAGTGAACGCTCTCTCTCTCGCTCGTCGGTAATTACGTTGGCGAACTGCTTGATCGGCAGCAGCTTTAACTCTGTGTGTATTTTTCATTTACTCCATCTCTCTATACAGTCAGCTATTGTAGCAAGGACTAGTGGGGTTATCTCCACGCCATCTACGATTGGTTTGGCATCTTCTTCGGTGGTTAGCCACTCAGATACCCTTACCTTGCTTCCTTTAGGACTATTACGATACCACTTTAAGGCCTCTATGGGGTTTTCTCCGCCCCATATGGCTATGTCCTGGCTATCTGATACCTCATAGAAGGTAATACGCCTCTCTTGATCGTTGAATAGCTCCACTATATTACCCATCTTCCCTCTCCATCTTCTCTAGTAGGTATGGGATAGAGAAATCTCTCATATCCGGTTCATCACAAGCATACTCGCAGACATCTTCCCAAACCTCTCTCGTTATCTTTCTCTCTAAGTTGGTCTCTATGTCCTCTTTTGTATACCATTGAATAGCCAAGTCAGCTTCCAAAGGTAGATCATTTAACAGTTCTAGTGCCTGTTTAACTTTCATCTTGCGTTCTCCCTCTCTCTCTCGCTCATTGTATCCATTACGCAGTTATCGCAGATTAGCTTGCCGTTGTATCGGTGATACCAGTCCACTCTTGCTATCTCCCACCCGCAGAATTGGCATAATTCTTTCATACGCTCACCTCCACTATCTCTACCTTGTCCTCACTACCATCTATCATTTCATAATCACCGATAGTCAGGTTGTTTGCTTGCTTCCACGCCTCCTCTAGTGAGGTGGCTTTCACCCTTGCTTGTCCATTGGAAGTGATAGTTATATTTACCTCATAGGTTTTCATTTACTCATCTCCTCTCTCTCTTTCGCTAGTTGTATTAGCCGGTTAGCATCTCTCTCTAACTCATCTAATATATATAATTTATGGCAGCACTCTGATACCGGGATCAAGCACTCACCACAAATAACCGGGGTAGCTTTCATACTTTAACCTCCTCTGTTATCCAATTAGCTACGGTTTCTATCGCTTCCTTTACCTCGTGATATACCTCCTGAGTGAACTCTCCTGTGGTGTAATCCTCCACCTCAAACCAGGAGTTGTTAATCCACTCTCCGCCCTCTGCCTCTATCTTTTTTAGGTCGGTATCGTTTTCTATATCTACCTCTTTAAGATCGCTGCTGTATCTAATCACTCTGTCCTTGTAGTGAATACGCATTTCACCGACACAATAAATGCCATACTCTCTGCCACCATAGGTTAAGCGAGCTATCAGGCTTATATCGTTATCAGTATAGAAGGCACTATCTTGCCTATCCTCTCTCTCTATATCGTAGTCAACCACCTCTAACTCAACGCCCTTTGGTAGTTGATATTGCTTAGTATCCATCACTCTCCCTCTCTCTCTATTGTTTGTAGTAATCCACCTAGGCCTAGTTCTAGCCCGGTTTCTATTAAGATACCGCTATCGGTATCTATGATTAACGCATTAGGTAGTATTGGCTTAATAGCGTTGATTAGATCTTGCATAGTATTCATACGCCCGCTCCCTCTACTATTACATAATCTTGCAGCTCTCGTGAGTAGTATCTCTCTACCCCGCACTTGCATAGGCATACGCCGGGGATATCGGTAGCTAAGAAATTGTGATTATGTTTATTCATAATAGCTCACCGCATTTATTGCAAGGCTCGCCACTTACTACACTTAGTGCATCATACTTAGTTTTCTGCCAACAATTAGTGCATACAATTACGAAATCCATTAGATAGCCGCCTTATAACCTAATAGATATTGATAGGTAGCACACGCACAATTATCTTGTAGATAATCTTGCGCTATATCGTAAGCATTACCGGTTAATTGCACACCGGCTTTATTCATAAGCACTTCTAAGTCTTGCAACTCGCAAGCTATAGTCATACTCTCTCCCTCTCTCTTATCCGTAATTAAGTAAGCGTTCGCTTACTCTCTCCCGCTATCACTAGTAGGATACTACGCAAGCCTACCGTATACCGATAGGCTCGCATAGTAAGCCACCAACTAAAATCCCATAATTATAATTTTACCGCTATCTATCATAGACTTAGCTATCGCTGCGCTTTCCTTATCCGGCGCTGCTGCGATAATACCGTCGGCGATCTCTTGCTCTATTTTCTGGCCCATAATCCTAGCCCTCCTCTCTCTCTTACGCTCTCTCTTGCCCGGCGCTCACTCTCTCTCTTAGTGTATCCGGCGTAGATCTCTTGCCCTAAGTAAGTATCGCCATCATAGGCGCTTACGCTGTAATAGTTGCCTAATACGCCGTTACTCTCCCGGCTAACTAATAGCTTTACCATTGAGCACGTTCTAACCGGTACCATAATTCGCTACCGGTAGACTTAACTAGATCGGCAAGCTGCCACTCTAACCCCTCCCGATCCTCATATCCGGCTAAGTAATCCTCCAATAAGGATCTAAGGTCTAGCCCATAAGCGTAGGCTTGATCGGCACTCTCGTATCTATTCCATAGATTATCGCTGCCTATCTCCTCAGCTTTACTCTCTAATTTGGCTAGGATCTCTCCCCTATCCGCTAATTTGGTGTCTAAGGTGCTGACTAGTTGGGTAAATTGATCGGTAAGATCACTCTCTCCCGCCAATTTATTCGCTGCTATCTGAGCGTAAGTGTTTACGCCTAATAGATCTATCATATGCGTACTCTCTCTCTCTCTCTTACCATTAGCCGGCGCTTTACCGGCTAACCCTTTATTGGTAGGAGATTACCGCCGCCGGATATTAGGCCGGCGGCGATAATACGCCACCAATTACCCGCAGCTAACTAGATCGCCGATACAATAGCCGCCCGGTGTCCACCATAGACGGCTACTAACTAGCCAGAATAAACCGGCAACACTTAGCCAGAATAAGATCCTCACACCTAACCGGATCCGGTAATAGATAGGCTTATGCACTAGTAAGCTCACTCTCTAATTCTGCTGCCCGCTCATATGCGTACTCTATTACCGCAGCGAATAAAGATCTCATCGCTGCGAATAAGTAAAGAGAATTAAGGCCGGTTAGGGTTAGATCTACTATCTGCCCGCCGGTTAGCTCCTCCACGTCGCTATCTATCGCCGGATAAGCCCATAAGGCTAGATCCTGGACACGCTTATTTATATGTGAATAATAGGTTTCACACTCACTATTAGCTAGCTCGTGCACGTAATCGGTTAGATCGTCTAGTGAGTAGTCTTTATCCTCATATAAGTATCCTTGCCATTGGCTAGCTGCGTCTATAATCTCGCCTATCCAATTAGGGCCGGCAACATAATCCGGCAGCTTATCCCATAAGGCCGACATATTGTCGCCGATAGCATTGGCAGCGTTTATCTCTTCAAGCGCTGCGATTAGGTGATCTTTATTCATAGGTATATCCTCCCGTTAGTGATCCCGTTAGTGGAATCCCACCGCCTACCGTATCTCACCGGTAGGCGATAGGTCAACACTATTGATTGATAAGCTTAGCAGCGCCGACGGTGTCGCCTTGCTTTAAGCATAAGCTAGCAGCGCAGGGGGCGCATAGGTAGTGCGCCAGGTAATAGCCGGCGACGGTATAAGCGGCCTTATTGTTGCAACTATCGCATTTATTGGTCATTAGATAGCCACCGCCAATTCATAACCAAATCGGGCGTACTCTTTAATGATCCGCCTAGCTGCCGCCGGTGTTAGATCAGCGCTAACTATAAGCTCACCGGTGATGGTGTCGGTTAGTCTTACGTATTGTTTTGATCTATTCATTACTTTACCCCACTATTAAGAGCGGCGATCATTACGGTCACACTAGTTGCAAGGCCGGCGATCAATAGTAAAGCGCCGATATTGGCAACGGTTAAAACTATTTGGCCGCTAACTATAAATAATAGCGGCGGGGTAATAGCTGCTAAAATAAATAAAGCTTTCATAATCTGATCCTATCTATTATCAATAAGTGAGCCATCTGCTCACCGTCTAAGAATAGTGCGGGTGTCTACCGTATGTCAACTATCCGCCGGTTACTTATTGCCCCGGCGTGGCGTTGATTATGGCGGCAGCTATTAGAGCGCCGGCGGCAGCTTGCTGATACTTATCACCGGCTAGGCCGGCGGCTAACCTTGCCCGGTTTAATTCGCCGGGGTGGCTTAGTGCGTAAGCTATTGACCAATAAACTAGCCGGCTAATAGAGCCGGGCGATAGGTGAGCGGTTAGCGGGTAGGTGTTAGCGTTCATTAGATAGATCTCCTTAGTTAGTAGGTGGCCTTAATCTAATTACTCTTGCTAGGCATTTAAATTGTAAGAGCTGCCCGGATCTAAGGCCGGGTTATTGTTAACGGGAGGGCGCCTAGGGGTAGGCCGCCCGGGGATTTTATCTAACAATCTGCTAACCGCTAACCATAGCAAATCGGACAGGCATACACACTCAGCAAACACCACACAAGCCAGCCGAGCGACCCCAGGTGTTAAATATAGAGATGAGTTAGTATTATGTACTCTATATAAAAATATTTGCTAAAGTGAAGCTGGCTGGATATAGCCCGATATGTCCGTTTTGATATACTTTGTAAGTGAGGTGTATCACATTTATAAAGATTTATTACCAGAAAACGGGAAATGGAGTTAATTTCCCGCCTTATATATAGTAGGGGAGTAAAACGAACCGCTTTAAGTTTTACGACCACATCGCTTCGGTAAACCTACGCGATGCCCCCTAAGGGCGAGCGAAGGTTTTACCCCTCAGTCGCTGTAGCTCCTTCGGGAGTTACCAGACAACATACGCAAAGCGGCAGGTGTAGTGTAATATTATCTCCAGTATAATATTCTGGGCCTAGTAAAATTAAAAGAATTTACTCTCGGCGCTTATCCACAGGTTTATCCACAGGGGAGTTAAATGGCTGAGAACTCAGCAGATATCGGCAAGCGGATTATTTTAAATTCCGTAGCAGAAGGTATGACGATAGAGCAAGCCTGTGCCTCCGCCGGTAAATCCATTAAGACTTATGAGTACTACCGCAGGACAGACAAGATATTCTCAGACAAGGTAGATAGAACCCGCCTAGGTCTTAGAGATAAGAACTTTGCACTAGGTGATGTAAATGAGATTACCTTCGCCCAGTTCAGGGATCGCTTCTTACATAATAAGACCTTTCCCCATCAACAAAATTTAGTAGATATGATTGAGGTCGGGCAACCTTCTTGGTTGCACCCCTCTATGAAGTATGAAAAAGGATTAGCTAATAACCGCATACTTCTAAACATTCCACCCAACCACGCCAAGTCAATGACTATTACAATTGACTACGTCACCTGGCAGGTCTGTAAGAACCCAAACTTTAGAGTCTTAATAGTTTCCCAAACTCAAAGATTAGCCGCAGACTTTTTATACGCTATAAAGCAAAGACTTACCCATCCGCAGTATGAGGCCCTCCAGTCAGCTTACGCTGCCGGTATTGGTTTTAAATCTAAGTCGGCCTCCTGGCAAGCAACTCGCGTTACCTTCGGTGATGAATTGCGTGAATCTGGTGAGAAGGATCCCAATATAGAAGCAGTTGGTATTGGCGGTCAGATCTACGGTAAACGAGCAGATATGATTATAG